ACTTTCTAGGGCTGGTGGAGGCAAACGGCTTCGAACCGATGACCTCCTGCTTGCAAAGCAGGCGCTCTACCAACTGAGCTAATTCCCCAAGAAACCCGAAGGTTTATTTTACCACAACATCGATGGCATCATCAAGATCTTGAATGACTGAACGAATATCAACAATACGTTCAGGAGTATGCTCAAGACCATATCCACGTTGTGCTTCAAACAGAACTTGACGAACTGCTGCTGCAGCACGAACGTCAAGTTTAAGCGTTACTTTTTTCATCGGTCGTCAGCGGCACGATTTTCAGAGAAGTAAACATCAAACGCACCCTCAGGATAACGCTTGAGAAGTTTTTGCACATTACGAGCAACCACATCATCAAGGGTCACTTCAAGAGCCATACAGGCTTGGGCAACATACCACATAATATCACCCAGTTCAATAATCATATGTTCCCGATTATCTTCATTGAATGGTTTGCCTTGGAAGATCATTTTCTTGACGATTTCCATAAACTCACCACCTTCGGCATTGATACCAACGGCAGCAGTCAGGAGTCGTTCAATATTAGCACCTTTCTCATCGAGTGCGACAAGACGATCAGAAAGAGAAAGAAAGTCTTTGGATGCATCAGAAGTTACAGCATCCACAAACTCAGCATACTTATCAAAATTAACGTGTCTAGCGGTTTCCATTAAAATTTAAATCCTTCAAACGACTTTTTGGGTTTCTTGTCCTCATCATTATACTCGTCATCTTGTCCAGAGTCAAGTATGTCCTTTTGAGCAGTTTGCTCACAATCATACAACCTCATCTTTGCCCTGTCAATACCCACAATAAAACGTTTGTAGATCGTAGGGTCATTGTATCTGTTCTTCAGTTGCTTCACCATAATCTGCCCAAGTGCCTCCAACTCTTCAGTGCTAATAAGGGCAAACATAAGATCAGCAGTAGCAGGGAGACCAAAGGACTCAGAAGTATCAGTAAGTTCAACATCGCTATTGCCATAACCTGAACGAGTGGTCTGAGTAGCGGAGACAATTGGGACATTAAACTCGACGGCGAGCCCCCTAAGTTCTTCAGCAATTGCTTTAATATATGAATATGAATTGACAGAACTGTTTGCCTTATGCCTAGAGGAAGCACATATATTAAGGTAATCAATGAAAATAATATCAGGTCTAAATGACTTCTTAAGTGCCAACTCATTAAGCAGTGCCTTAAAGTGTCCACTATGGGCAGAGGCAGTAGGATACTCTTTAATTATAAGAGTTCCTTGCGTTTTCTTTGAGATGTTTGTGACTTTGTTCTCAAACATCTGGCGTGGTAAATCAACCAATTGCTGAATCGGAACATTGAGAAGGTTTGCATCAATTCTTTCTGCAATTCTCTCTTCCGCCATTTCAAGAGTGATATAGAGTACGGACCTGCCCTGTAACAAGACGGAGCTAGCCAGATGACACATAAACAGTGATTTCCCAACACCCGTTCCAGCGAGAGCAATATTGAGAGTCTTGTTAGGTAGACCACCTTTCGTGATTTTGTTGAAATATTCCAGATCAAACTCAATCTTATCTTCTTTGCGGTGGTAAAATTCATATCGCTCCTCATAGTTCTGAAGATAGTCGTGACCGATATTATTATCAAAACTTACCGCAAGAGCATCAGAAAGAATTGATGGAATGGCATCACGATTCTTCTTTTCATTATTTCCATCAGCAATATGGATTGATTCCATAAGTGCCAAGTAAATGGCACGATCACGGCACCACTTTTCAGTTGTGTCCAACAACCATTGCTTATCTACAACAGAATCATTCAGAGATTTATTAATTTCTCGGATTTCTTTGATTTGATCTTCCGTTAAGTCAGTGCGATTCTCTACCTCAATATTGAGTGCTTCAATGGTAATTGCTGAACCATACTTAACAATGAACTGGACAATCTCTTCAAAAATGACCTTCTCGGTCTTTTGCTCAAAATAATCTGGTTGAATGAAAGGTATAACCTTGCGTGAGTAGTCTTCATTAAATACTAGGTTTCTGAGAATGGTTGTCTCAATTCGTTCCATAAGAGAATTGTTGTTTCGCGGCAGCATCAAGTTGCTGCATTACTTCTTCGGTAAAATATTCTTCAGGATTAGCAAGAATTTGTTTTGCATAAATTTTCTTGCCATCCATTTCATAACGGCCCGCGACATTTTTCCAGAGTCCAGCGAGTTCCCCGAGTTCCAGAAGACCATAATAGCGATCAAGACCGCGCTCATCATAAAATAGACGGATTTCAACTTGCTGGTTCTCCTTACTCAGACGCGACTTAGCAGTCTTTGCCTTGATAATGTTTCCAATAACTTCTTTTCCATCTTTCTCTTTTGACTTGCTGAGATAGATGATAGTAGAAGCGGCATACTTAAGACCACTACCACCACCCATTTCTTTTGTAGGAACGTAAGCGCCAATAACATCGTAGGTGTGGTTAGTTACAATCATAGGAATATTTGCCTGCCCCAACTTCAGAGTGAGCATACGGAATGCACCTTTGACCAGTTGTGATTTGGTCATATCACGAACTTGTTTGTCGTTCAGTGCATCAGTAATTTCTTTTTCGGTAGAAAGCATACCTAAAGAGTCTAACACAAACATGCAGGGTTTGCGTTCTCCTTCAGGTTTTTTTAAGTATATGTCTACGGCTTTAAGTGCCTTTCCGCGAAACTCTTCAATAGTAACAACATTAACAACCACAAGACGAGAAGTATCAATTCCACGAGATTCTAGAAGAGATTTAGTGATAGCAGCCTCAGTGTCAAAGTAGAGACAGTAACCATCGGGATGAGTATCAAGAAAATTCTTAACCACGGCGAGAGAGAAAAAAGTCTTTCCAGTAGAAGACTCTCCAGCAATAGCAGTAATTTTATTCCCAGATACACCACCAAATATGCTACCTGAAACCAGTGCATTAAAAATGTATGAACCCGTATCAACATAAGTCTCAGTCTCATCAATATCAGAGGCAAGTTTGGTATACTCACCGCCAACTTCTTTTACAATTTCTTTAAGGAAATCCATCAAGCTACCATCCCGTATTCTTCACGAAGTATTTTTTTATAAGGCAAACCTTGTTCTTTAAGTTCTTTTACCAATTTAAGTTTTTGATATAAAGCAGTGTCTCCACCAAGAGCCATTGCATTAATAATTGTATTCAATTCTTCATCATTAATAGGTAAATCCATCATGCAAAAAATAGTTCAAGGTTTACAGTTTTTTCTATATTCCATCCAATCACATCAAGAATTGATTTGAGTGGATCAATAAAACTCTTTTCAAATTGTAGTTCATAGTCAATGTATTTGTCAAGACCAAGTTCTTTAGGAAAATCTTGAATAAATGAAATGACATTCTCTTGGATAATATTTGGTTTTTTAAGAAAAATATATTTAACTTTCTCACCATTTGAAATGAGTGAATACTTATTAGTTAATTTTTTTTCTTTTACATAGTGATTGAACAAAAGAGCACCACGAATATGAATAGGGGTTTTATGGGCGTAAATAGTTGATGAAGCGGCGTATTTGCGGACATCAGATGCTGTGCGAGGAAACGCAATTTGTTCTGGAGGAAGAGATTTAAATTCTGTTCTACACTTATCAATAAATGCAATTACATCTTCTTCGGTTCCACTCATCATCAACTTAAGTCCATCCTTAATCATCTTACGGCAAGGAGCAGGAGTTGAAGATTTAATTGCCTCAATGCCCATGATCTTGAGTTTGGGTTCTTCATAGCGAACACCTTCACTATCCCAGACATTTAAGATATAACGCTTCTTGGCAGTCCAGATTCCACGCTCGGCAATGTTCTCACGCTTCATCTGCATCTTCTGGTCATAAGCATTCACATACGTCGCCAGTTCTTCGTAGCAACCTTCAATATATTTTTCAAGTTCCATTCGACACACCTTATCAAGGAAAGAAACAATGTTCGTAGTAGTTGTCTCTCTCCCCTTGTATACACTTTGTACCAAAGGACCCATATTAAGATAAATGGAGTCAGTATCAGAAGCAATGACATAATCAACCTCATTTGTTTTAAGAATTTTGTTTAGATAGGCATTCATCTTGTTCTCGATCCAACGAATCGAAACCTGACCAGACAAGGTGATTGCCTCAGCATTTGCTAGTTTATAATACCTAAAGTATTGGTTTCCGATAGCACCATAAGCAGAGTTTAACTGAATCTTACGTGCCATCTGAATGTTATTGCACCTGGCAATCTCTTTTACCAATTCTTTGTTTTTAGTTTTCTCATACTCTTGCTTTGCCGCGAGCATTTTCTTTTTGTAAATAGTGCGGTCCTGATAGATCTTCTCCATCAGTTCAGGCAAGAATCCACGCACATCTTTACGGAACATTGCTCCATTAGCACAGACTGCCTTGTCCTTATACAACTCAAAAGTAAGATCTTGATTCAAAATCTTATCGACATTTACTGTTGGATGCTTCTCATCCAACAGAGTTTCTGGCGATATGTTGTATTGCATAATGAGGTGAGGGTATAGCGAGTTGAGGTCAAAAGACACAACCCAGTCATACTTTCCAGGAATAGGTTCTTTAACATAAGCACCAGCATACTTTGAATCCTTATCTGATTTTTCTTTGGGAGGAATAACAATGTTCCTCTTTTTCAAATAGTTGTAGATAATGGTATCCCACATTCTCACCTGATAAAACACATCTTCAAAGTTTACCTTTGCGTCATATGCCATTGTGAGAGCAAGTTCAATCAGTTTCATCTTATCTTCCAGCCGGTCAACAAGTTCCACGTCTTTGATGTTGTACTCTACAAACTTTTGCCAACCATTTGTGTAAAAGTCTTTGAAAGTATCAAACTCAGAGTGATCCAGTTTCTTCTGCCCAAGTTCCACATTTGCAATGTGATCCAGTCGATATGATTCCTGATTGGTATAAGTAAACTTCTTATACAGATCAAGATAGTCTAATTGTGAGATTCCACCAATATCATATGAAAGATATTTGCGACCAGAAATGTATGTTTCTTCCTCGGTTACAAGACCCCATGGAGACATACGTTTCATCAACTTTTCACCAAGAACGCGATCCAAACGACGAACAATATATGGAATATCGTAAAGTTTACTATTCCAACCAGTAATAACTTCTGGAGTATTCTCTTCAATCATCCACCAGTTGATGAAATCACTTAGGAGATCATACTCATTATTAAATCTTTTGTAATAGACATTACCTTGATTTAATTTGAATGGACCTTGACCCCAAGTAATAATTTCTTTTGTAGAATAATCTTGAATAGTAATGAGCAAAATTTCTTCTGCTGCAGATTCTACGTCGGGAAATCCATTTTCAGATGCAACCTCAATATCAAGAGTTGAGAGTTTGATTTTATTGATATCAAACTTCATCTCTTCTTCAGGATAAGTTTCGGATATGTATTGGTAGATAAATCTTTCGTTTCCGTAGATTTTGAATCCCTCTACACCATCATATTTCTTAAGAAAATCTCTAGACTCACGAACAGATCCTGGTTGAATTGCTTCAACATACTCACCACTCAAAGTTTGGTATTTGGTTTGCTTTTTAGCAGGGACAAAAAGAGTTGGAGAAAATTTCTCTCGTGTCATGAAATGCTTTCCATTTTCATATCCACGAACTAAGAAATGATCCCCAACCATCTGAACGTTTGTATAAAATCGCATTATGCAGTTAATTCAAAATATTTGGAAAGTAAATCCTCAGTTGGATCTACAATTGTCAGTATACTATCAGAATGAATCATAAATTCAG